GTGAAGCAGTTTATAGGTTAAGAGATAATAAACCTAAAATGAGGGTAGGTAGGCCAAGGCAAGTGTACAAGAGGATTAATGACTTGACTGATGAGGATAGAAGGATTTTAGAATTAGTAATGATGAAGGTAGATTAATTTCTACCTTTTTTTGTTATTATTAATTTCTGCTCCACTACCCTCTGGTGAGGGTGGTCGTGGGTATAGGTTAAAGTTTAGTAGTCAAGTAGTATATTATATTATTATTTATACTATATCATTACTACTGTTCTTCACTTTTTATAATTACATAAAAATAAATGAAGAAAATGTTAAAATATGCAGTGAGGAACATATAGAAAAAATATATATACTATATGAAAATTACACTACCAAAACAAATCAGAGAAGCTGTTAATGAAATGCCATTCAACAAAACAGTTAAATTAAATGCTATAAAGATATATGCAGCCTTATATCTAAAAAGCCACCTTAAAAACTCACAAGGATACTTTCCAGTAGCTTCAACTTATTTAAGTTCAATAAATCTTAGATACTATAAAATACTTGATTACTTTATAGAAAAAAAATTAATAGATTTTTATAAAAAAGCATATGCTGATGAGAATGATATATTCAATACGATTTATAGAAAATCATATAACATAGAAAAAGGCATTTGTGCTAAATATAAGTTTTTAATTAATACTGAAGTTGGTGATGATATAGAAGTGGATATGATTACAAACAGAGAATATAGATGGTATGAAATAATAGAAAGTAGTTTAATTGAAACAGGATTTGAAATAAAGATTACTAGAGATAGTTTTGGTAGAAGAGTTCATCATTCAGCTATAAGAGATTATAAACAAGATTTTAAAGGATATTACTCTATTGATAGTATATGTTCTCAACCAAGATTATTATACTATTACTTAAAAGAAAAGGGGATTGTAGATGAAGCTTATAATAAAATCTTCGATAATAATTTAGATTTTTATTCAGAAGTTAGTTATAGATTAAATCTAGAGAGTAGGCAAGAAGCAAAAGATTTATTTATGTTTTGGATTAATGGTAATGGTTATGTTCCAAACTTCAATATACACAATATATTCCCACAAGTATCTAAATATCTAAAATTGATTAAAAAAGATAATTATAAGAATGGTGGTTCATTATTACAACGAATAGAAAGTAAAATATGGATTGATGGTATTTTGAATAATATACCTTGTGATTTTGCATTACCTATACACGATTCAGTTATAATTAAAGAAAAAGATGTTGATAAAGTATTATTATATTGTGAGAGTAATTACCCACAAATAAAGTTTAAAAAAGAATTACTAAAATGACTAGATTAGAAAAAATACAAATGGCTATAGAAAAAGGATATACTTGTGATATAAATAAAGGTATAGTTTATGGTGTGAAACAAAATGAACTAATGAGAAAAAACAATTGTGGTTATAGATATATTAGGATTAGAAATAAAATACTTACATATTACTTATTACAACACCATTTTATTTATTATATTGCTAAAGGTGAGATTGTAGATGAAATTGACCATATAAATGGTGATAGAGCAGATAATAGAATTGATAATTTGAGGTCGGTTACTAGAAGTGAAAATCAACAAAATAGAAAAAGAACAAAAGGATATAATTGGAGTAAAAAATGTAATAAATGGCATTGTAAAATAGTATTAAACAATAAAAGTATTCATTTAGGTTTATTCGATAAAGAAGATGAAGCGCACCAAGCATATTTAAATGCTAAAAAAATATACCACATAATATGAAAAAAAATAACACCACAGAAAGACCTATAACAGAAGATAAGTTCTTTAATGATATAAGTATCAAAAACAAAAAGATAATTGAACTGGAGATGATTATGAATGAATTACAAGGTAAAATAAATGAGTTAGGATTACTAGTTAATTTTGTTAAAAATAATTTAAAATAATTTAAAATAATTCTAAACAAAAGAATAGAAAGTGAATATATACTTATGAATTGCTAATGTGTGAATGAAAGGGCCACCTAATTTGGGTGGTTTTTTCTTTTTCTACTTTTTAGTAATTGACTTGCCCCTATCAATAGAATCAACCAATCTATTCCACAGAGAATAACCAAAAATAGTCTTAAACGATTCATCACAACTTTTTAGTTCAATCATTACCATTAATGAACAAGCAACCTTCTCAAGTCCAATACCTGTCTGTATAACATACTTATCAACCATAAATAGACAGATTATAATTAAGTTATATAAAAGTAGTTTAGGTAGTGATTGTGCCATTTTCCTACTTGTAATTTCCTCTTTAGCTTTATAAGCCCTATAAAGACCAAATACAAAATCACAAAATATAACAAATGTTAATGTATAAATAATCGGTGCTACTGGTGATAAAACACCAAACACAGAAGCAAAAATAGCTGATAAGTACTTTTTCATAATTTTAGATATTTACATAATAACCATCACCTTGGCCACAGCATCTTTCATCTCTCTGAAATCCATTTCTACTACCTAGATAAAAATTATCTGGTAGGAATAAACCAGCAAAATAGTTATTTCTTTTAGCTCTAATTCTATTAACACCAGATACTCTAAAGTACTCAGGAAAATCAGTTACATTATTGGTAATATATTCCCTAACTCGTTGAGAATAGAACTCAGCATTATTTAAGATTTGATTTCTAATATACTCTATATCACCTCTTGATGATGGAGCACCATATTCACTTGACTTTTGACTTACAGCTTTATTAGTAATCTTAAAACCTAAACTTGGTGCTGCTTCATAAATAGCATATAGTGCAGTTGCTGCTTGAATATAGTTATTCATTAAGAATAAATACTGAGCACCTTGAGGAGCACCGAAGTTCTGTATATCATCTATAAACTTCGTATATAAGTTAAAACCTAATACAGATTGTATCCTAACATTCTGAGCTATTAAGATGAATGAGTTTAGGGCATCATCATCTATATTCTGGTCTAAATAACCTGAGTAATACTTCTTTAAGTAATCTACTGTTATAAAATATACTGTGTTTTGAAACATAATCTATTTATTATTTTTTTATTCAATTATATCGCCTAGTAATGCTTCTACCTCTGAATCATCTAAACCTAAACCACTTTTTATTAATATACTTGCTTGTAATTTATCTAATTGACCTTTCTTAAATTGTCTTATAATTCTTAAAAGTTGTTGGTGTTGTTTAGCAGTCATATTCTTTATATTCTCATTAACAATCACCTCACTAACATCACCCTCTGTAATGTCCTCTAGTTGCTCAACTTGTACTGGTTGAGCCTTAGGGTCAAATCCAGTTAATGATGATGCCACAGCCTCCTCATATTCGTTTTGGATTAATAGATGATACTTTTGTTCTGGTGTTATACTTGATTGTAGAACATCTAATATATCTTTAATGTTAGTGTTAATCTTACTAAATTGTGGTTTATAAACATTTAGCCTTAATTCATCTTGAATACCATTAATCTTTCTTAACCAATTAAAAGTTTTTTCAATAATCCTCTGCTTAGGTATAACATATTGTTGGGTGAAGATTTCTAAACTTTCTAATAACTCATTTCTACTACCTAACTTACCAGGTGTTTCAATACCGAATAGGCCAGGATTAGTCACCCTATGAGCTTTCAATATACCTTCTCTAACTTGTTCGTTCAACATAATAAACCTTTCATCACTAGCATTCAAGTTGATTGGTTCAAAAGTAGCAGCTGTATCCTTACTATCACTAAAAGTCACCATTACATTACCAGCCATATCTGAACCAGCATATTGATTTCTTAACCTTCTAACTATCTCAAATGATTCCTCATTAGATGGTTGTCCAATTGGAAAATTAATTAACATAGATGGGTGAAAACCATTCTTAACATTATTCAAATGAAAATTACTAATCTCCCACTCAAGTTCAATCCACCTAACACCTGATTCATATTCAGGTCTAGCATAGAACTCAGTACCAGGTCTATATTCTTTAACATATAAAATCTGTGATAATTCTTTTTTATTAGATGTTGAAAAACCTTGATATAAAACTGGTTGGTGTTTATAAGATAAGTTCCAATCATCACAATACCAATAATTTTCTTGTTGTGGATATTTTTCTGGTGTATTTGATACATTTATTCTAATTTTAGATGGGTCTACATAATTGATTTCAGCAATTCTACTTCTATCTTTAGACCAAATTATATTTAGATAAAAACCACCATATAACTCCATATCCATAGCTGTTTTAAAAACTATTTGGTCTAAGTCATCTTGGTTATATATGTTCTTTAAAAAAGATAGTGCTTCTGGACTTAATCCAAGTTTCGACCACCCGTGACCCCCAATCAACATAGATTTTTGTTTTAGAATAGATGCGTGTAATGATGACCTATTAGATAAACTGATTAAAAATTGTGGGTATAAATTATCATCTCCAAACGACACCCAACCTCTACCATTTGAAATTGTCTCTGATGGTGATGGTATTTCTACTGATGCGAAGTTAAAACTATCAAAGTATTTTTTATCATTAGTGTTTGTATTCATAATCTTATATATTTTTCTTTAGATATTTTTGTAGTATATTATTTGAGCATCATCATTACCACTATATTCCGTATTATCAGTTGATGTTCCAGTAATTATACATATACCTGTTTCAACAATGCCTATTGACTGAGTATAACTAAGATTATAAGGTGTAGTCATCTCATAAACATTATAAGTATATTCACCAAAGTTAGCTACAATTTTACCTTGAGTTAATCCACTTATAGTACCAACCGATACTGTAAAGCTATTCCAATAAAATGGTGCATAGCTATTATCATCTTGATAAAATACTACTTCATCAAAACTACCTTTCCTTACTAATTGAAAAGTATAGTATGGTTGCACTTGTGTAGATTTCTCATACAAAGTTAATGTTATACTATTAGTCCCTGGATTGAGATAAATCATCAGTTGGTTTAATTTCTTTTATAACTTTTTTTGGTTTATCCTCCTCAAATAGATTTGAATAACCTTTATTAGAATATATGTTATACATTTCTACATCTATAAATCTAACCAATATATTCTTTTTTGTAAATGGACAAAAAATCAATTCATCTAAATACTCCTCTTTAATCTTTAATTTCATAAATCTATATATTTTTTTTAGTATTTATCTTTTTAGTATAAAAGTTATAAATCTTACCCCACATCATTTTTATTTGCTTTCCAGTTCTATATCTATCATATTCATTTATATCACTAGTTATTATTTGATAAAAAAAGATTATTATTGAGATTTCATCAAAATCAACACAATAATTATTTTTAACTACCTTTTGTATAAACTCACCCAAACCATCAACATTAACATTCGGTGGTTTTTTATTAATTCTATAATTCTTGTAATACTCTTTAGTGCATTTTTTACAATAACTATATGATATTGTTTCTTTTTCAGCATAACATTTCGAGCATTTTGTACTTAACATATAGTATATATACAGGTCCTAAAATGAAAAAACCACCTAAAAGGCGGCTTCTTCAATTTGGATATGAAAAGTGTTATACTGGTACTATAACACTAAGTGCTGCTGTTGATGTGACTTGAGTTAAGGCATCATATTCCTTACCAGTGAATGTTATAGTAAATCCATTTAGGTCGCCATAAGCTTTACCCAATCCACCAGCTACTGCTGATACTTGAACTGGATTTTGTTTCCCTACTAGAAAATAAGCACCATTCACATCAAGAACTAGTATTCTCCATCTACCTCTACCAAGTACATTGACTTGTTCGATTAGTGTAGCATTTGTATTATGTACTGTGATTTCGACTGTTTGTTCGTAGAATGCAGTACCATTCTGAACATTAAAATTACCAGCTTCAGTTAATGAGCCAGTTTCTATTGTTTGTTGAAACTCATAAAAAGATACAGTTGCGCCTGTGAAGGCTGTTATTTGTCCAGCTGTTAAACCAGTACCAATTGTGTAACCTATATCATTACCATTCCATTCTCCAATAAAAACCGCCTGAACACCAGCAATCCCTTTACAAGCTATCGAGTATCCTTCTGTTATTAAACAAGACATATTTTTTATTTTTGTTTTTGGTTGACCCTGTGGGGGTATATCTCAACCCCCACTTAATCAATAGTTTTTTTTTATCCTCTATAAGTTACGACATATTGCGGATACGCGATTTGAACTCCTTGCTTCCAAAGTGCTCTGAAAAAGATTGCGTTAAAATCTTCTGATTTCCAAATCCTGAATGATTCGTAATCATTCTGTAAATCTGTTCCAAAGAATAGGTTAGAAGCTGGGCTCATTACCATTCTATTTGTAGAAGATAAACCTCTAGTTGCTAGAACTCTAATGTTTGTACCAGGGTGCATAATTGAGTATCCAATGTCATTTGATTCATCAGCTGTGAAGTGAAAATAATTAGCATCTCTTAAAGCTCTTACATATGTTCTGTAGTTAGCATAAGATAAGAATAGTGTTAAGTCAGGTTGGTCCCAAACATTTTGAGGTAGTGCAGAAGCCATAGCATCTACAACCGCAATAGCATTTGATATAGTTAAAGCACCAGATGCAGTAGTTCCATTAGGACTAGCAGTACCACCAACTCTAACAACAGAAGATACGAAGTCAGTATCAATAAGTTCTAGGAACCCATCACATTTTCTCATATTAGCATCTGTTGAATATGAAGCACCAGCTACACAACCAACCCAAATAAGGTCATCAATTAAACCTTGGATTTTGTCTACTTTATCAGCTACATACATTTTAGCAAAAGCAGTTGGCTCAAGTGTATCATAGTATGAACCAGATTTCATAAGCTTACCAGTCCAGTATTGTTCTAATGAACCATTACCATTTAGACAGATTTGCTCCTCAACCATTAGAGGACATACTGTTAATGAGTTCTGAGATAGGGTTACAGAACCTGTTGCTGCTAATTGACCACAAGCAGCGTCTTGGACTACCAAGTTGGAAGTCATAATGTTTAGTGCATCAGCATATTTCACCCCAGTCTGAACTGAAATATATTGTTGTGTTCTACCAGCGAGTACCGATTCTCTGATGAGTTCCATCGCGAGTTGGTCTGTGTATCTAGTTAAAGCACTTGTTACGATTGTACTATTAAAAGGCATATTTTTTTATTTTTTTTTATTACAATTTAGTATTGTTGTTTTCTTTTTTGTTTTGTTTAATTAATTCCCTAATCTCTTGTATTTCAGACATATTCTTTCTTTTAGAGAACTCTTTAGGGTCAGCTGATGAATTAACACCCTTAGCCATTTTTATTGATTCTGTAGCTGGCTCCTCTGAGTATTTTTTCATACTACCCATCATTTCCTCGTGTGCTTTTTGTATATCATCAATAGACATAAGAACTTTAGCAAGTACTTCTTCTAATCTAGCAATTCTTTCATCAGCACTTGAAGGAACCTCAGCATCTTTAACTTCTACCTCAATAGATTCCTCACCAATTGGCATTTCCTCCATTTCTACTTTTTTAAGGTCAGCAGAAGTAATTGGTGATTCCTCAACCATAGCAGGCTCAGAAATGGATTTTATTTTATTATCCTCAACTGATACTACTCTACCATCAACTAATTTATAATCAGCATTATTTAACGGAAATTGATTACCATCTAAATTAATACCAAAAACATCAGCACCAACTTCAAGTGTATCACCAGGTGTAGTTAATCTTGTACCATCTTCACACTCATAATCACTGAACATCTTTTTTTCCATCTCAGTATCCTCTTTTACTTTTTCCTCAGTTAAACTAAAAAGCTTTTTTAAGGCTTGTTTAATCTGATAGATTTGTTCTCCTTTATTCATTTAATTGAACTTTTTTTTTATACTATTGTATATAGTTATTATTTTTATTTATATTTGCTTTTTTTGACTATTTTTTTAATTATTTATTTATTTTCCCATTTAGCATAACATATAGCCGCTGCTTGGTCTTGTGGCTTGCCACTATTTATCTCAACACCAATACACCTAGATACAAACTCATCTTTTGTTTCACCAGATTTAGGTTCAACAATAAACTCTTGATTACATATGTGGCAAACATAAGGGTCATCACCACCATCTTCTAAATACCATCTATGACCACACTCCTTACAAATTATTATTTCATTTTCAAAATCTTTATTATCTATTTGTTTAAGTTTCCTTTGAGCCCACTCAACACCAGCATCACCACCCCAAGCCAACCACATTAATCTACCACAACCATCACCTAGTTCTTTTTGACTATTTTGTCTATGTCTTTCAAAAGCAGCCATTCTAGCAATAGTACTTCTAGTTATTGGTTCGCCTTTAGCAAGTTGATTAGCTCTAGCTTTTCCAACAGGAGTTCCACAAGAACCCCACCCATTTTCCTCAGCATACCTTAAAGCTATTTTAGCATTCTCAGTAGCTGCTTTTGGGTAGTCATCATAGGAATCTTCAAAACACTCCATAATTTCCGCTAATTCCTCTTCTCTTAAAGTATCGATTAATTCATTAACATATTTAGGTGCTTCTATAACAACTGAGTTATAATTAACAGGACTACTAACTATTTCTACTTTAGCATTTGTTTTGTCCTCAATCTCTTTACCTTCTTTTTCTACATTATCATAATGAGTATCAATACCCAAATCTTTAATAAAACTCCACTTTGGTTTATGGTCTGTAAATATAACATTAGAAGCTTTAATTCCAAGTTCTTTAGCAACACCCTTAACATAGTCATCTTCTGACCTTTTAGTAATAATATAAACATCATCACCATTAGCTATTTTTTCCTCTGCTATTTTTTTAACTTTAGCTTGAGATAGAGTACCATCAAAATCAAAACTAACCTTTTCCATTTGCATCAACTTCTGGCTCATCAAGCCTTCTACACTAAATCCATATCTACCTTCCTCTTTAACCTCACTAAACCAAAAATCTTTATCCTCAATTTTAACTTCAATAAAAAATGAACCAATTGGTAGATTAAATCCATAAAATCTTGACTTATCATATGTAGGGTCTTCAACAATCCAAGCACCTTGTATAAAACCAGGCACCATCTTATTTGAGTGGTCGATATTTAAAGCTCTATTGTTATTATCCTTTAAGAACTTATCAACCATTTTTTTAATAGTATCCTTAGTGAAATAAACATAATAATAATTATCTTTATCATCTTTCCTCAAAATCTTTTTATCAGGAATCATAGCAGGTCCAACGATAATCTGTTGTTCTTTAACACTTTTAAATCTATACTCTTTTTCTACATCTGATGAAAAATACATACCCATAACAGATATAGCTGGGTCAGCAACTAAACTAATCATTCTAATTCCTTGATTACCTTCCTCATCTACTTCTATTTCGTAGATTGGTAAATCGCTATATCTAATATCATTACCTACTTTATCTTTTATCATATAAGTATTTATTTTTATATTTATCAGTTCTTTTCAACTTATGCCATAAAGCAACATTAGTTAAATCTAACATCAGTGCCAACTCTTTTATTGAATAGAATATACCCGTTTCTAAATCTAACACAGAACTATTATATCTTTCAGCATTTTTCTTTTTTATAGCATCTATAAAAGATTGTGGTTTTTTTCTACCCTTATGTATTTTTGAGATTTTCAGTTTTGTTTCATCTGAAGCTTTTTTACCCTTATTTATCTCTGATAACTTCTTTTTAGTTTCTTGAGTTAATGGTCTATCCTTAAATAGATTGGACATATGATTTTTATGTTCATCTGTATGTTTATATCCACTACACCCAAAATAATCACCACCATCAGTCATATTGACTAATGTGCCAGTGTTTAAGTTTCTCCTACCATATAAAGTAATAAACTCTTTTTCTTTCTCACAAGCCTCGTCTAATGTTAAATCATAAAATAATATCTGCACTTCATAGTCAGTATTTTCAACAATCCTTTTCCAATGCTCATTACGAGATACTTTATTATAAGCCCTTTTTTCATCAGTTCCAATACCAATGTAAAAGGGTTCATTTTTATCTAATCTTATATGTCTATAAACTATTGCCATAATGTATATATATTTTATGATTGTTTATTTTTCCTAGCGTTAATTCTATTTATATTCTCTATATATTTATCGCGATGATGCCAATATGCCATAAGTGTTAAGCACTCAATGTAATTAGTAGCATACACTTCTTTATGTTTAGTTATATCACCATTACTTAGTTTATCAACCATTCCAATCCAATTCAATTCTTCTGGCATTTCATCAACACTTACCCTACTTTGTTGTGCTGGAGAGGGTCGCGAAAAAAGTATATCATAATCTTCTATTACTTTAATCTCCCATCTGTAAAAGCCTTAATAATAAACATAGAGTTAATACCAGGAATTTCCTTTAATAGTTCTTTCCTTTTATTTAATATGTTTATATCACCAACAAATGGTTCAATAGTATATTCAACTTCACCAAACTCATTTGTTTTTTCTTTAGCTGGTCTAACTAATATAGTCAAAAGGTTTAACCATTGTTCATATTGAGTTTTGCTATTTTTTTCTAATAGTTTAATAGATATTTTCTCACCTAGAGTTAATTTATTTGGAACTACATATGAATATAGTTGTCCACCAAGAGTAAATGACTTTTGTTCAACTTCTATAAAGTCATCTACTTTAAAACTAGATATAATGTCAGGAAAATCTAAAAGTTCTTCTTCATATAATGAGCAAATAAAATCATTATCTTTTCCAGTCAAGATTGTAATAAATCTAACTAAAAATAATTCACTAACCATATCTGCTGATTCTGAGTATAATTCCATTAATGAAATATATTCAGCCGTAGTTAAGTCCTTCCAACAATCCTTAACACTAATGTCCTCATTCTGCAATCTAACAATTCTCATATCTTTTTTATTTTTATATATTCTAATTTTTAAGTACCTAACTTACTTCTTGTTTCAATAACTTCAACTCTATTAATTGTTTCTCGTATATCACCTTGTGTTACATATACTTTCTGCCAGTTATATTGTTCTTTTTGTGGTAATACTTTCATCTCACCTAACCCCATTGTTGATGGGGCGCTAGTAGATTGTTGTGGAACAGATGGTGATGGTGCTGATGGAGTACTTGGTGCTGCTCCACCACCTGATGTACTATTATATTTAGTAGCAGCAATCTTAGCAATAGCAGCAGCTGATGCTACACCAATAGCAACAGCATTAGATACTCTGAGAGCAGTAGCAAATGGTTCTGGTAGTGTTGATTTAGCACTCAAGGCATTAACTACACCATTTATACCAGATATAATAGTAGCTGCTATTTGGACACCTTTTAATATATTAAATTGGTCTTTTGCTGCTTTTTCTTGTGCTTTAGTATCTTTTCCAGCAGCAGCTGTTCTTATTGTTGTGACTAATTCCGTTAATGACCCAACTGCATTAACATAATTATTTGCTATATCTACTTGAGCACTATATTTAGCTTGGTCTAATGCAAGTTGTTTTTCATCTGTCTCCTTCTTTTTCTGTATGATTTTAGCATCTAACTCATCTTGTTTAACCAATAATGCATTATCTAATTCCTCCTTTCTAAGTGCAAACTCTTTTTCAGCTGCAACCCTAGCTAAAGTACCAGCAGTTGTAGAGTCAATAACAGATTGTAATCTTTCAAGTTCAATCCTTTTAGTTTCCTCTAAATCTAACTTTTGTTGAGTTAATCTTTTAACCTCATCTTGTATTCTGTTAGTAGTATTTTCCCTCCTTTTAAGTGCAAGTTCTGTCTCAGATGATTTTTCTTCATTTGTTAATTCAATACCCTCTTTTCTTAAGCCAACTTCATTTGCTTTTTGCTCCGACCTCTTACCTTCTATATCTGCTAGTACTTGGTCTTTTTGAGCTAAAGCATTTGTTAGAGCAACTTGGTTTTCAATAGTGTTATTAGCATTTTTCCTAGCTTGAGCAGCATCTACTTGGATTTGTGCATTTTTTAATAATGTTTGTTCTTGTTGATTTAATACTGCTTCTAATTGATTATTAGCATCAGTTCTTTCTGCAATTGACTTTGTATCATCATCTCTAATTTGTCTTAACTTTTCAGCTTGAGTTTCATACTTAGCATTTAACCTTTGAG